GTTTCGGCTCGCTGCCCAGTGGTGGTGGCGGGTCCGTTCCGATCGTGGGCGGCCCGATGACCCCCGGCGTCGGCTCGCCCGGCAGTTCAGGCGCGGTGTCTGGCGCCGCTTTCGCCGGCGGCTCGCGTTTCGGCTCCGCTGACCGCAGCCTCTCGGTTCTGTACTGATGGCAAACGCCAAACAGATCCTCGCCCGCGTTGCCGCAGCGAGGCAGGACAAGGCGCGTCACGCGACATGGATTGACGAGACGCTGCGCCTGGCGCTGCCGACCTATCGCCGATGCAACGACCGATCCGACTCCTCGCTCCGCATTGAGGAGCAGGACGACCAGTTCGACAATGAGCTCGAGATCGTCGCCGAGGATTTCGCGTCGGACATGATCTCGACCTTCACCCCGCGCCACGAGCGGTGGGTGATGTTCGAGCCGGCGGACGACCTGTCGGAGGGCCAGAAGCGCGAGATCGCGCCTCAGCTCGCCGCGATCGGCGACGCCGTGTTCGCTGAGATCGAGCGGTCAAACTACTGGGACGCCGCGCAGGAGTGCTTCGCGTACTGGGGCGTGTCGGCGATGGCGGTGGCCCTGTCGGACATGGGGCCGCTGAACCCGCTGCATTTCCAGCCGATCGAGATTCCCGACTGGCTGATGGAGCGCGGCCCCGACGGGTCCGTGACCGGCAAGTGGCGTGAGATGAAACTGACCCAGGCGGAGCAAAACATGCTCTGGGGCGCGTCGATGGGGAAAGAGTTTCCAGCGTTCAGCGGTGTCGGCAAGGACAAGAAGCAACGGATCGTCGAGGGCTGTGACCGCGACTGGTCGACGCCGGGCGTTGAGCGGTGGAGCTACCGGATCTTCGTCGACGACAAGGAGCGGGTGAACCTCACCTATGAGGGTGCCGGCTCCTGCCCGATCATCACCTGCCGCTTTCGCCAGCAGGCCGATTCCGCGTGGGGCCCCGGCCCGTTCAAGAAGGCGACGCCGCGTGCTCGCGTGCTGGATGAGCTTGCGTACCTGAACCTTAAGGGTCTGGGCCGCACGATCGACCCGGCCTTCTCCTACGAGGAGGACGGCCTCGCCAACTTTGACGGCGGCATGGAGCCCGGCAAGGGCTTCGCCCGCGCGCCGCAATCCAAGGCGCCCGAGGCCTTCCTGCCGGACGTGCGGTTCGACGCCTCGTTCTTCGCCGCCGACGAGATGCGCAAGGGCATCAAGCGCGCCTGCTACCAGGACCGTCCCGAGCAGCCCGGCGATACGCCGCCGACGCTGGGTCAGTGGATGGACGAGAAGGCGTGGAACACGCGCCGCAAGGAGCTGCCGCGCGACCGCTGCGTCCGCGAGTGGGTGCTGCCGATCATCGAGCGCGTGGCGTGGATTCTCGCCAAGCGCGGCGTGCTGCCCGAGGTCAAGCTCAAGGGTGGCAAGATCGTGAACTGCCGGCCGATCAGCCCGCTGTCCAAGGCCAAGGATCTCGAGGACATGAACCTCACGGGGCAGGTGCTGTCGATGGCCGCCAGCATCGGAGGGGCCATGCAGGTCGGCGTGCCGGTCGATGCCAAGGCCACGATGGAGAACCTGATCGCCACGGCGAAGGAACGCCACATCGTCATGAAGTCGGACGAGCAGATCATGGCCGAGCAGGCCGCTCAAATGATGGCCCAAGGCGGAGGCATGCCAGATGTCGGGGCCGCGTAGGTTCGACCGTCTCCGCGCGGCCAACGCACGGCCCGCCTCGATCGCCTCGCAAGAGGAGCCAATCGAGTCGGTGATCTGCCGGCACATGCTGATCAGCGCCGATGGCCAGCGCGTCCTCGACTGGCTCATGGACGAGGTCAGCGACGCCACGCCCCTGGGCTGCAGCGAGGCGGCCCTGCGTGACGCCGAGGGCGCGCGTCGGATTGTCCAGAAACTGATCGCCAAAGGCGCGCCCGCACCATGAGGTCCGTGCGTTGAAGCTCGCCGCCCACGACCTCACGGTTCCGATTATGACGGACCAAACACCCGCTCCCGAAGCTGCCGAACCGGCTGCCCCCGCGCCTGAAGTCTCTGTCATGGCTGCTGCGCCGGAGGTGTCGGCCCCCGCCATGCCCGCGCGCCCGGATGGACTGCCCGACACCTACTGGGACGACGCCGCCGGCGTGAAGCCCGAAGCCTTCTCCCGCCTCGCCGAGCTTGAAGCCGCTGAGGCCGCCCGCCGCGAGGGTGTGCCGGAGTCGGCTGACAAGTACGAGCTCAAGCTGGGCGAGGACATCGTCGGCCTGGACGGCAAGCCGGTCCAGTTCGACCCGACCGATCCTCTGGCGCAAGCCGTCCTGCCCGTGCTGCACGAGTGCGGCGTTCCGCAGGCCGGCGTCGAGAAGCTGCTGGCCGCCTTCACCAAGCTCGAGGTCGAGGCCGCGAAGGCCGAGCAGGCGCACATCACCGCCGAGCAGGCCAAACTGGGCGCCGAGCATGTCAAGCGCACCGGCGCGATCCACTCGTCCCTTGTCGCCGCCGTAGGCGCTGAAGGGGCCAACGCCATTCGCCAGTCGATGCGTTCCGCTGACGCGGTGATCGCACTGGAAGCCCTCGTCTCGAAACTAACCGGCTCGGCCATTTCGGCCGGTCCGCCCGCCACCCCAACCTCAGACCTCGACGGCCTGTCCGGCCAAGCACTTCTCACCGCAATCCGCGCCCGCCAGGCCGGCTAAGGGGAATCGACCAACATGACTGCTCAGAATCTCGTTGAATACTCCAAGGGCCTGCAGCCCGGCGTCGAAAAGGCGGTCGTTGAGCTCTATGCTCAGTCGTCCGACCTGCTGGCTGCCGTGCCGTGGAAGACCACTGGCGGCGCTTACCAATACACGCTGGAGGCCACCCTGCCGGGCATCGCCTACCGCGGCGTGAACGAGAGCTACACGCCCGACACCTCGGTTGAGAACCCGCAGGTCGAGCAGGTGTTCATCGCCGGCGGCGAGGCCGACGTCGACAACTACCTGCTGGCGCTGGACCCCGGTCGCCGCGCCCGCGAGGAAAGCCGCAAGATCAAGCAGATGGCCCGCGCGGTTACCTCTGCCCTGATCACCGGCGACAACTCGACCAACCCCAAGTCGCCCGACGGCCTGCAGCGTCGCCTGACCGGCCGCGCCGTGATTGCCAACTCGGCTGCTTCGGGCGGTGCCGCCCTGTCCCTGGCCGCCCTGGACGAGGCGATCGCCAACACGGTCGACCCGACCCACATCCTGCTGCCCTTCGCCCTTCGCACCAAGTTCGGCGCGACGATGCGGAACCAGACCCTGTCGGGCAACCTGAACCTGACCAAGGACGACTTCGGTCGTGAGGTCATGACCTACAACGGTCTGCCCTTCCTGGTCGGCTACGAGACCGGCCCGGACACCGCCCTGCTGCCCTTCACCGAGACCGCTTCCGGCGGCGGCTCTGCTGTCACCTCCTCAATCTACGTCATGTCGCTGAAGGAAGGCCACATCTGCGGCATCCAGGTCGCGCCGATGTCGGTCAAGGATCTGGGCGAGCTGCAGTCCGAGCCGAAGCACCGCACCCGTATCGAGTGGTTCAACAGCTTCTGCATCGAGAACCCGTATGCCGCCACCCGCCTGACTTCCATCACCAACGCCGCGATCGTGGCTTAAGGGGACACCGACCATGGCCACCGCCACTCAGATCCGCTCCTACACCTACGACTCGTCCCTCTCGCTCAAGGCGGCCGGCCTGGTCGCCGCTGACGCTGCCGGCTCGCTGATCGTCAACGTCGGCGACGCCACCTTCAAGGGCGTGGCTGTCATCGATGTGTCCGCAATCGAGATCGCCTCGAATGACGAACGTTACATCATCTCGGTGCAGGGCTCGACGTCGGCGACCTTCGCCAGCGACGTTCAGAACCTCGCCTCGCTCGAACTGGGCGCGACCGAGGTCCGCTCCGGCGGCGCCATCGACTCGCTGACCGGGCGCTACGAACTGTTCTTCCTGAACGAGCAGGACGGCATCGTGTATCCCTACATCCGCATCTACACGGATGTCTCGGGCGCGATCGCCACGGGCATCAACTACGCCGCCTTCATCGGTCGCGATCACCTGACCAACGCATAAGGTGCTGCCGATGCAAGTCGACAAATACGGCAACACCCGCCTGATTGACCGGGAGACCGGCAAGCCGCACGTTTGTTGCGCGGCTTCCGCCCGCGAGATCCTGCAGGTGGCAAGCCTGGCCGACGACGGCGCTCCGCGCTACGTCTGCGAGGCCGACTATGACGGCCTGTCGGTTGCTGACTCCAAGGCGGCCAAGGCAGAGGCGGCCAAGGCTGCTGCTGCTGAAGCCAAGGCGGCAAGGGAGGCTGAGGCTGCTGAGGCCAAGGCCCGTCTTGACGCCGCCGTTGACGCTGAGATCGCCCGTCGCAAGAAGGCCGGCGCTCTCTAGCACTCTCTCCGGGTGAGGCTGAACTGAACCCGTCGTTCTTCGGAGCGGCGGGTTCTTCTTTGCCCGTGCGTTGAGCCGCCACCGCCCTCGCGCAACCTGCGCCCATGCCTGCCTTCTCCGCCCCCATCGAGGTCGTCCAGGCCGCCCTGCACCGCATTGGTGAGGAGGAGATCACGTCGCTCGACGATGACTCGTCCGGCGCCCGTGTCGCGTCCTCGAACTACGAGGGTATCGTCCGCAGTTTCTTCGCGCGCCACGCATGGACGTTCGCCAAGCAGACGCTGGCGTTGACGTACCAGGGCGCGGTCACGCTGGGCCCGTACCTGCACGCGTTCGTCTGGCCGTCGACGGTCATGAATATCCGTTACGTCATGCAGGACGGCGTCCGGCTGCGCACGGGCGAGTACACGATCGA